TATGACGAAGAGACCGAAAGTTTTGAAACTGTCGGCGACGTTGTCTTAGAGCTAGAGCATTCTTTGGCCACAGTGTCAAAATGGGAGTCAAAATACAAGAAACCATTTCTTGGCAAAAACGAAAAAACTGCAGAAGAACTTTCAGGTTACGTCAAGTGTATGATTCAAACGGCGTTACCTTCTGAAGACACGCTAATTAATATGTCTAAAAAAAACTACATGGCAATTAACGAATACATTGAGTCAAGTGAATCGGCAACAACTTTTGGAACTATGCCAGCTCAAAAAGGAAACGGTGAAGTAATAACTTCCGAGTTGATTTACTATTGGCTTGTTGCTTTTAACATTCCATTTGAATGTGAGCACTGGCATTTGAATCGTTTGTTTTCTCTGATTAGAATTTGCAACATCAAGAATTCGGATCCAAAGAAGATGAGTCGATCTGAAATAGCAAATAGAAATAGAGAACTTAACAAAGAAAGAAAAGCCAAACTCGGAACTACTGGTTAAAGAATGGAGGAAAGATGCCCGCTATTAATTGGGACAAAGTTGGTGAAAGAACATACGAAAGCGGATTAGATAGAGGCGTGTTGTATCTTCCTGATGGGTCAGCAGTTCCATGGAACGGCTTGACTTCAATTTCGGAAAAAGTTGAGAAGTCCGTTGACTCTGTCTTTTATGATGGAGCAAAGATATCGGACCTAGTAACTATGGGGAGCTTTTCTGCATCTCTATCTGCAGTCACATACCCAGAAGAAATGGATCGCATTGAAGGAACAAGAGAACTTAGAAACGGCGTGTTTCTTGGTGAGCAGTCTTCAACGACATTTGGTTTATGCTACAGAACAGCTATGAGTAATGATCTTGATGCAGAAGCGGGCTATAAGATTCACGTAGTCTACAACGTCACAGCAGTTCCCTCTGACAGAGATTATCAGTCGTTAAATGATTCCCCAGAACCACTAGAATTTGAATGGGATTTAACGACCACGCCAGAGCATCTTGATGGTTTTAGACCATCCGCGCACATGGTAATTAAAACCGCAGAGCTTGATCCTTGGCTTTTAGCTGAGATTGAAGAAATTTTATATGGAGGAACGGTAGCGGCGGCAAGTCTCATTCCGATGGACGAACTTGTTGACAAAATAAACAACTGGTTTAGAGTAAAAATTACCGACAATGGAGATGGAACGTTTACTGCAAGATCAGATTATGAGGGGTATGTTTTTTTACTCTCGGAAGACAAATTTCAAATTAATAACGCAAATATTATTTACACAGACGACAACACATACCTTCTTTCTGATACTAAAGATATCAAAGAGGTTTTAACAATTAAAATTATTGATAACGGAGACGGCACTTGGCGTGCGTCAGCAGAGTCAGAGTTTATTTCTGTTGTTAACGGATTCTTTACAATTTACAACGCAACTACAACGTTTTTAGATGCAAGTACATATTTACTTTCTGACACAATTTAAAGGAGAAATAAATGGCAACAGTTACCGGATATACAGCTGAAAAAATGAAACAAATCGAAGACAAAGCAATTACTAGTGGGGAAGTTGTCAGCGGAAACCTAATTCTGTATCCTAAAAACTACCCAGTAGAAACGTCAATTAACGCTGGTTCTGTTATTGGCCCAGCAGGACCAACTGGTCCAGCAGGTTCAGTTAGTACCGTAGACTTAAACACTGCCGTAGCAGTCGTTAATGATAGGTTCAAAAAAGTTCCTTCTGTCATGAACAAACTTCCAGGTTCGACTAAACAAGTAATAGCTCACGACACAAAAACACCGATTATGTTTACTGGAGCAGACGACTGGGACACCTCGGCTTTTCACACGTCAACCGATCTAAGAAAATTTGTTGTTCCTGCGGGAGGAGGAGGCATTTATCAGATTACTTGGAACGCCATATTTACTGCTCCCTCCGGTGCAGTAGGTGGGACAAGATATATTTCGCTATCTAAAAACTCAGTTACTGCTGGAAACGAGTTTGCTCAATCCCAAATGGACTTTGTTACGGCGTCAATGGTTCATCTAGCCATGGGTATAACTGAGCACATTCTTCTTATTCCTGGTGATTATATAGCCGCAAACGTCTATCACTTTACTGGGGGAACTCAGTCGGTTCACGGAACGTTTCATATGCAATGGATGTCAGAAGCACCATAACCAAAGAGAGGTTCGTATGCTTACATTTTCGCAATCTGGTGATTTTGGTAATACTGAGCGATTTCTTAAGAACGTCGCTAAAGACAGTTTTTTCGCGAACCTCGACAGTTATGGTAAAGCAGGAGTACAAGCTCTTGCGGATAATACACCACGGGACAGCGGCGAAACCGCACAGTCTTGGGGTTATAAGGTTATCCGCAGCAGGACGAATCCCGGGATCGAGTGGTACAACACGAATGTCAATGACGGCACCAGTGTCGCAATCCTCATCCAGTACGGTCATGCGACCAAATCGGGGGGGTACATATCCGGAAGAGACTACATCAATCCCGTGATTCGTCCTATATTCGATAAAATAGCAGCAGACATATGGAAGAAGGTGACAGCATGAGTGGAGTAGATAATCGCGTAGTAAAAATGTCGTTTGATAACGGCCAGTTTAAAGCTAAAACTGCAGAAACAATAAGTGCTGTCGATAAACTAAAAGCAAGCTTAAATTTTGATAGCGTAAAAAATAGTCTTTCTGGTGTAAAAGATAGTATATCAAACTTTAGAAGTGACGGTCTTATTGCGTCACTTGATTCACATAGCGCAAAGTGGTTGGCGTTTGGTACTGTAGTAACTGGTGTTATTGCTAATCTAGCAGCCCAAGGTGTTAGAGCCGCGGGTACGTTTGTTAAGGGCCTTGCGATAGATCCGATCATGGCTGGTTTTAGCGAATACGAAACTAACATGAACTCCGTTCAGACTATCATGTCTAACACGGCTTCTAAGGGAACAACTCTTACTGAAGTTAACGCTACTCTGGATGAGATGAACAAGTTCTCTGACCAGACTATTTATAACTTTGGTGAGATGGCAAAAAACGTCGGTACGTTTACTGCTGCGGGCGTTGATTTGAAGACCGCCACTAGCTCGATTAAAGGTATTGCTACTGTTGCTGCTCTTTCAGGGTCTAGTTCCGAACAAGCATCCACAGCAATGTACCAGCTTTCTCAGGCAATGGCTGCTGGATCCGTAAAGGCTCAGGATTGGATCTCCGTTACTAACGCCGGAATGGGTGGAGAGATACTTCAGAAGCAGCTCTTTGAAACTGCAAGAGCTGCTGGAACGCTAAAAGACGTTCCGGTAGGGCAAAGTTTTGAAGATTGGACCAAAGCCCAAGGTGGTTTTAAGGCGTCTCTAGAAAACGGGTGGTTAACCGCTGATGTTTTATCAACAACACTATCAAGTTTTAATTCAGACGTAGACGAAGCCGCTTTAAAAAGTCAAGGTTATACCGATAGTCAAATTTTAGAAATTAAAAAGCTACAAGAGCTAGGTAAAGCAGCAACACAAGATGTAAAAACATTTACCCAGCTAAAAGGAACAATCAAAGAATCGATTGGCTCCGGATGGTCGCAATCAGCTAAACTAGTTCTTGGCGACTTTGAACAAGCTAAGGTATTGTTTACTGGTATAAACACATTTGTTGGGGGCATTGTTGAAAATTCAGCAAATGCAAGAAACAAACTAATAGCAGACGCAAATGCTGCTACGGCAACAGGTGGATTTAGAGATAATCTAATCGGTGGTTTCATTTCTGGTATTGCCGCTTTAAAGGGAGTACTCGATCCACTTAGGATGGCCTTTCGTTCTGTATTTCCAAAGCAAACTGGCGAGGAGCTTTCAAAAGCTAGTCAAGGCTTTAAAAACTTTATGCAAATGTTAATTCCAGCGGAAAGCACAGTTAGAACAATTGCTAACGTCTTTGTTGTTGTTTTTAGAGTTCTTAAATTTGGAATGGACATCGTTGGGATGCTATGGCGTCTGTTTGCAAACCTTGCTTCAACAATAGCCGGCGTCTTTGGTGGCGGCGGTGGTGGGCTTGCTTCCGCAACAGGAGTTTTAGTAACATTTACTTCAGCTCTACAAGAGGGATCTCCATTTATGGAGAAGGTAGATCAGCTTTTTGGTAGGCTAATGCGTTCAATAAACGTCTTTGGCATGAGGTTAAAACAAGCAAAATACGAAGTTATTGACTTTGTAGAGAAGTTTAAATTTCCGAGTGGCCTAACGTTTGTCGACATCATAGAAAAGATCAAAACGGCGTTTGCTGGACTTTCCTCCGGTGGAGATGACACAAAAAATAAAGTGTCTGGGATTAGCGATGCATTTACTTCTCTTAGTAACACTTTGAATAATGCTTGGGAATCTATAAAGCGAGCAGTTAGTAGTATTACCTCCGCAATAGGGAACTTCTTTAGTGGTATTGGCGACACCGTTAGTAACGCGTTTACTAGCGATATATTTGCGCCCGTACTAGGAACGGTTGGCGTTGGCTTTGTAGGCGGAATTTTGTTCTACCTACGTAAGTTGCAAAAAGATGGACTTAGCATTGACTTTCTTGGTATTAAAGAGAAATTCGAATCGTTATTTGATGGGGTTAAAGGAAGTCTTACGGATTTCCAGAACAACAT